TATAACGATAAATTATTTTTTGTTATAAAATCAAGCGACATTGTCATAGTGGAATGATTACAACAGGAAAAGATTTAAGAGACGCAAATCTTTTAAAATATTACAGGTTAATACGTAAATGGGCTTGTAAAACATATAACTTAAAAGACGCTGATTTAGAATTACTTGTTTATTTAGATTGCAAAAAGCTTTTTACACGTAATGATTTTATTAATGGGACATATACCTATAGTTGGGATAAAAACAGGTGGGAAAGATTAAGAAAAGAAGGTTGGATAGATGTTTTTAAAGAAAGAAATAGAACTACTTCTAAATTTGCAGTATACAAAGTATCTCATAAAGGCATTAGTTTAATAATGAGAATGTACAGAATTATGTTAGGTCAAGAAGATTTACCTATGTCTAAAAGAAGTAAATTTTACAATAATAAAACATATACTGATAAAGTCTATAATAAGGCTATTGAAGATATGATAAACGATAAAGATAGATAGTATGAAAAATTCATGTCCAATATGTGGAGGCTATTGCGGTCTTTGCTAAAATAAAAAAAATGGCGTTTAAATTAAAAGCTTTTGCAGATCTCGTTGGTATAGACGAAGAATTATCAACTTTTGATACACCTGTTTTTGTTAAAAAATTAAAACCTGGCGTTCAAGCTGAAGCTAATAATGATGGCTCTATTTTTATAGATGAGGATTTACCTGAAAATATAAAAAAACAAGCTATTGACCATGAAAAAGTACATCTAAATCAAATGAAATCTGGTAGACTTTATTATGATGATAATATAGTAAGCTGGAAAAAAGACACAAAAACACCGGCAAGGGTGTATAAACGAATAGGTGGTATGCTTATAAATAAAGAAACCGGAAAAGGAGCGCCTGAAGGTTCAATGGCGTTTAGATGGGAAGATGAAGCATATCATCCAAATAAATACGAACAAAATGGGTAAATGCACACCAATTACACAAAAAGCAAAATCATCGCCTTTCCCGGCAGACGCTGATTTAATAGCTGGAGCCGCAGATCTTGGAGCTTCTACGGTAAAAGGAGATTACGGTAAATTATTACGAGAAGGATTTGATGAAGGTATGGCTGCAAAAGAAGCAATGCAAGATGATTTAATTACTTCTGATTATTATCCTGAAACTGAAGAAGAAAGCGAAGAAAATGCAAATTCAGGTCAGGCAGACGACGCACCAGAACCCAACGAATAAAAACAAACAAACATGGCATATTATCATTCAATAACATCAAGAATAAAAAGAGCCCCTTTTAGAAAGGAAGACGATCCTAAAGCAAAGGTATATGGACCTGGTGGGGAGAAAGTAATAGAAGTTGATCCAGATATTGAAAAAGGAGCAGACGAAATAGTAAAAAGACCTTATGTTGGTAAAGAAAGAGATGCTTGTAGCGATTATTATATTAGTAAATATGGTAATGCAAAATGCGATGAATATAAGGCAATGAGACAAAAAAATAAAGAAGAGGGTAATCCTTGTAAAAATTTTTCTTGTAAATCTGTTCCAGGGACTGTTCCAAAGGTTGTAGGCGACAAATGTGAATGCGTTAAAGAAGGTCAAGATGTTGAAACATGTAAAGAAGGTTTTGCAAAAAATGAGAAAGGTAAATGTGAAAAAATAGAAAAAACACCTGGATATGAAGGAGACTTGTATAAAACAATGCAAGGAACTGTTAAGCAGCCTTGGGAAATAAGACAACAAGCAAGAGCGCAAACTAGAGCAGATCGCCAAGTTAATAAAACTATGCGTAAAATGCAAAAGTATGGAACTTTTGGCCCAGATGGTAAATTTACACCAAATCCAAATCTATCTCAAAGAGAAATGCGTAAACTTGTTCAAGCTCAAAGCGGGTATAATCAAGCTAGACAAGCTTCTGCTAATGTTAGACAAGATACAGCTACAGGTAAAAGAGCAGGTGAAACATACTATAAAGGTCAGAGAAGAATGGATCAAGCTGAACTTGGTGGTGCTGGTGCAGATAATCAGGCAAATGAAGAAGCTCAAAAAACATTTTTAAAAAATAAAAGAGAATTTGACGCAAGCCAAGCAAATGAAATAGTTCAGGAGCAATCTAAACAAGCTGATAAAGCTATAGACCCAGGAGGACCAAATGCTTTTGACGCTGTAAAATCAAGTATAGACGCAATGCCTAAATTTGAATATAGTACTGACGGTATGTTGGATAGAGTTATGAATAACAAAAATAGTAACACTTACCAATTTGGAAATTATAGTCCTATGTTCAAAAAGAGACCGCCTCTTAAGAAAAAATATTTCAACAATAAATAATTATGGCTTATATACAACCGCAAAAATCAATTCTTTTTAAAAGAGCGCATAAGCTAGACAAAGTTGTTGAACAATTGGAAGGCGCTTCAAAAAAGCATGCGAAACAAGCTGAAGTAGTTCAAGATTATATTGATTCAAGCCCTGTTCAACGAGGCAAAGCACCTTCAAGAAAAAAATCTTTAGGATATTATAATAAAGCTAATAAAGGTGGGACAGGAGCCGCAGCTGGCGGAGGTATGTCACAAAAAGGTGTAAATAAATATAAAAGAGATAACCCTGGCAGTAAGTTAAAAACAGCTGTAACCACAAAACCATCTAAATTAAAACCAGGCAGCAAAGCTGCAAAAAGAAGAAAATCATTTTGTGCAAGGTCTAGAAGCTGGAAATCAGAAAGAGGACGCGCTGCAAGAAGAAGATGGAATTGTTAATATTATGAAATCAAAAGGATTAGGAGACACTATAGAAAAAATTACAAAAGCAACCGGTATTAAAGCTATGGTAGAAAAAACAAGTAAAGCCTTAGGCAAAGATTGTGGTTGCAAAAAACGAAAGGAAACTTTAAATAGGATGTTTCCGTATAAAAACAAATAACATGGAGAATAATAACAAAAGTGGCGGGTCTATACCAATTACCGCTAAAATACTAAAAGGTACAAAGGGTGGTATCGTAGATCCACTATTAAATGTTGGTTCAGTAGCTCAACTAAACCCAGGAGTTGCCGCAAGAGCAGCAGTAAAAGGGGCAAGAGCTCTAAAAGGTGCAAAAGAAGTTGTAAAAGGTGCAGTAAAAGGTGCAGCTAAAGGTTTAGCAGCAGGTGCAGCGGCAGCAGGAGCTTCAGGTGCAATGGCGGGTGCAGCAGCAGGCGCAGCAAAAGGAGCTGGAAGAGCAGCAGCAAGAAAAAAGGCTAAAGACAGTGCAAGACAAAAAGCTAAAGATGAAGCAAAGCAAGCTCCAGACGCAGCAACAAAAATGATGAAAGATCCTGGCAGCCCAGCGCCAGCTAGCTTATATGGCGGCAAATTAGCTGAAGGCTTGAAAAAAGGTATGTCAGAAGCTGAAGCTAAAAAATACGCTTATCAAGAAGTGTCTTCGCCAACAACAATGATGAATGCGCCGGGTAGTCAAGATTCACCTGCTGAGATAGGTGGGATGGGTGTCAGGTTTGGCTTAAGCCTTGCTAAAAGAGGTGCTAAATATCTTGGTAGAACTGGAGTTGGTAGACAAATAAAATCTAAAATAGCTTCATTTATAACACCAAAGGCTGTTAAAGAAGTTGGTAAGAAAGGTGGAATGGTTCTTTATGGGTCTAAACCTTTATATAATACTGCTGGAAAAGTTTTAAATGTTGGTAAAAAGATTGGTAATTTTGTTTTAGGTGGTAAAAGTATACTAGGAAGAGCCGCTAGTTATGGCGCTTTTGGAGTTATACCATATGCTGTAAGTAAGTTATTCGGTGGCGGTGGCGCTAGTGATATTATGGAAAATAAAGGTGGCCAAGGCAGCAGAAGCGGCGGAGGAAGCAGAAAAAGAGTTTCTTATGATACAGCTTATAAAAATAGAAGTAAGTCATATTCTTGGATGGATAAAGATACTTATATTAAAGAAGCTAAAAGACAGAATGAAGTTTTTAAAAGAACAGGTAAATGGGATTACAAAAATGCACCTAAGCAGCCAAAAGCTAATGTTGTTAGCAATGTAGAAAGATCACCTGGCGAAACAGCAAAACCTGGGTTAATAGGAAAACCTGAAACTACTAAAAAACCAAATGTAGTTAAAAAACCAGATTTGACTCCAGGAACAAACAAGCCTAATATGAATCTTTCTCAAAAAGAAGAAAACACTATAATTAGAAAAAATAAAGCTTATGACAAAAAGCAAGCTAAGATAGATAAAGCTAGAGCTGCTGGAAATGAAAAGAAAGCTTTAAGAAAAGAAAAGTCTTTAAGAAATAAAAAGAGAAGAAACATAAATAAAGCAAGTAAAAATCAAGCTAGTAAAGCAATAAAGCCTAATAACAATGCTAGCTTTGATCCTAACGAATTTTTAATGTAATATGCCATACGTAAGTGATGCTCAAAGAAAAGCTGTATGGGCAAGCCGTAATGAACGTGGTGAAAAAACCCCTACAAGAATGATGGAAAAAGCAACGCCTATTACTAAAAAACCTAAGGAAAAAAGTTTTTTAAATAAAGCGGGTCATCTTGCATTAGATGTGCTAGGTTTGGTTCCTGTTGTAGGTAATGTTGCAGATGGAATTAATGCTGCTTGGTATACTGCGGAAGGAGATTTAAAAAATGCAGGTTTATCCGCAGCGGCGGCTATTCCAGGGGCGGGCTATGCTGCTTTTGGGGCAAAAATGCTAGGTAAAGCGGCGAAGGCTTCAAAGCCAGTAGTGAATGTTGGCAAATCTGGAAAATTCATTAATACTAGTAAAAAGATTTTAAAAGACCCAAGCTTTTATACCCAGAACGCAAAGATGCTACTTAGAGATGAAGAAGATTTACCATATTTTGAGATGAAAGAAAGTAGATCTATGGGGTCTAAAAGAATACCCCAAGGAAGTGGCGGCTGGAAAAAAGCTAATACAACCGCTAGGTCGATGGGATTATCTTTAACTCAGTTAGTTAATAGGAGAAACTCTGCGGAAAAAGGTAGCGCTGAATATGCAGCGGCTCAAAATGCAATAAATAGAATATACGGCTCCAAAAAAAGATATTAATATGAAAAAAATTTTAGAGTGGTTAAGTGGCTCTATAATTAAAGATGTCGGTGGTGTAATAGATAGCTTAACAACTACTAAAGAAGAAAAGCTTGAAGCCCAAAGACAAATTACAGAGATATTAGAAAAAGCTGATAAAGAAGCTCAAGAAGCTGTTACTGCAAGGTGGCAGTCAGATATGGCTTCTGATAGTAAACTTTCAAAAAACATAAGACCAATGGTATTAATATATTTAACAATTATATTTACCGCTTGTGCTTTTTTTGATGGTAATGTCGGACAATTTAAAATAGCCGACGAGTATATACCTATATTCCAAACACTACTAGTAACCGTTTATGGCGCTTATTTCGTAGGGCGTAGTTGGGAAAAAGGTAAAAATATGATGAATAATAATAAAAACAATTAAATTAAATAAAATGCAAAAAGTTACTGAACAAGAATTAAAATCTTTAAGAGAATCCGTAAACAAAGTAAATCAATTACAAATACAAATTGGTGGTATCGAAGTACAAAAACATGAATTATTACATGCTTTAGACTTAGGTGCAAAAGATTTACAAGCTACACAATCTGGACTCCAAGAAAAGTATGGTGATGTTACCATAGATTTAGAAACAGGAGAAATTAAAGAAAATGAACCTAATAAGGAAGATTAGTATAGGTAGAGATTATAAAACTGATTCTATGCACTATGCTGTTGGCCAAGAAGTTTACGGTGGTCATAAAATTGATAGTATAGTTGAAGAAACAGAAAGATACTCTATTTATATAAAAAAAAATAACGAAGTAATGCCATGGAAAGATTTTAATAAAAACATGGCAATATCAGTAGAATATAATTTAGAATATTAATGACAGGTATGTTTGATTTTATTGTTGAGCCTTTTGAAGGCAGATACAATAATAGTAAAAGCATAGACGGTAATACACTAATATTAAATACAGAATTACAAAACCACATGTACGTAAGCCGAATCGGTAAAGTTATAGCTGAACCAGCGGTAAATAATACTTGTGTGAAAAAAAATGATTTAGTTGTATTGCATCATAATGTTTTTAGAAGATTCAGAGATATAAGAGGTGATGAAAAAAACAGTAAAAGTTACATTAAAGAAAATATGTATTTGGCTGGACAAGATCAACTATTTGCTTATAAAAGGGCAAATGGGTGGCAGGCTCTAGACGGTTTTTGTTTTGTAAAACCTATAAAGGAAACAAAAATGTTTTCTATTAACTTTGAAAAACCTTTAACAGGCATATTATATTATAAAGATTCTAATATTGATTATGTAAATACCGGTGATTTAGTCGGTTTTACACCGGGCTCTGAATATGAGTTTGTTATTAATAATGATAGACTTTATAGAGTGCCTACTAAATGTATTACAATTAAATATGAATATCAAGGAAACGAAGAAGAATATAATCCAAGCTGGGCACAAGGCTGTTGATGAGCTAATAAAAGTTGCTAAAGAGCCTATTGTTGATTCAGATGATGATATATCTGCTGATCGTTTAAAAAACGCAGCAGCCACTAAAAAGCTGGCTATATTCGACGCATTTGAAATTCTTAATAGAATACAAGAAGAAGAGAACTTGTTAGAGAATAAACCTAAAGAAGAAAATAAACCAAAAACTTTTTCTGGGTTTGCTGAGAAAAGATCTAAATAATGTATGACCAAAATTTATACAGGATTATAACTCCTGTAAAACAAAATACAATATCTAGGTTAAATAAATCTAAGAAGTGGAAATACGGTTATAATAAAGAGCATGATATAATTGTTATTAGTAAAACCGGACAAATAGGCGATATATATAAAATACAAAACATTAAAATAGCGCTGCCTAAACAACCTAAAAATATAGACAAGTCTAATGACAAATGGACTGTAGAGGATTATCCAAAAGAATTAAGTAAAATACAAAGTGTTTTTGATTGGCGTGATTATCCTGATGATTTTAAGGAAAGATGGGAGCCATATATAGATGAGCAATTTAAAAGAAGAGAAGAAGGCCATTGGTTCAATAATAGAGGTGTGGCTACTTACATTACTGGCACTCACTTTATGTACTTGCAGTGGTCCAAGATTGATGTTGGGAAGCCAGACTTTAGGGAAGCAAACAGATTATTCTTTATCTTTTGGGAAGCTTGCAAAGCAGACACAAGATGCTACGGAATGTGCTATCTTAAAAACAGAAGATCTGGGTTTTCATTTATGGCATCAGGAGAAACTGTTAATTTGGCAACCATATCAAGTGATTCTAGGTACGGGATTTTATCCAAGTCTGGAGCTGACGCAAAAAAGATGTTCACTGATAAGGTGGTCCCAATATCCGTTAATTACCCATTCTTTTTTAAACCGATACAGGACGGTATGGATAGACCCAAAACCGAATTGGCCTATCGTGTACCCGCATCCAAACTTACGCGTAAAAAATTACTCAATAATGAAAGGACCGAGGAGCTCTCGGGTCTCGACACCACAATCGATTGGAAGAACACGGGTGACAACTCCTACGATGGGGAGAAACTCGCGTTACTCGTCCACGACGAATCAGGTAAATGGGAGAGGCCGGATAACATCCTCAACAACTGGAGGGTCACGAAAACAACATTAAGATTAGGTAGTAGAATAATAGGTAAATGTATGATGGGGTCTACAAGCAATGCTTTAGACAAAGGTGGTGATAATTTTAAAAAGCTATATTATGATTCAGACGCTTCAAAAAGAAACCGCAATGGACAGACTAAGTCAGGATTATATTCTTTGTTCATTCCTATGGAATGGAATTACGAAGGATTCATTGATTCTTATGGAATGCCTGTATTCAATACCCCACAAGAACATTGTGAAGACCACTACGGAGAAACTATTGATCTCGGAGTTATCGAACACTGGAATAACGAGGCTGATGGTTTAAGAGGTGATCAAGATGCTTTAAACGAATTTTATAGACAATTTCCTAGAACAGAAGAACACGCTTTTAGGGATGAAACTAAAAACAGTATATTTAATTTAGTAAAAATATACGAGCAAATAGATTATAACGAAGATTTAAGAAATAGTTCTGTTATAACAAAAGGTAATTTTCAGTGGCAAAATGGAGTTAAAGATACTTTAGTTAATTTTACTCCGAATCCTTCAGGTAGATTTAATATATCTTGGGTTCCTGATGTAAAATTACAAAACAATCAAATTTTAAAAAATGGAATTAAATACCCAGCTAATGAACACATTGGCGCACTCGGGTGTGACAGTTATGACATATCCGGTACAACCGACGGAAGAGGTTCTAAAGGCTCTTTGCACGGGTTAACTAAGTTTAGCCTTGAAGATCATCCGCCAAATGCGTTTTTTTTAGAATATATAGCTAGACCTCAAACAGCAGAAATGTTTTTTGAGGACGTATTAATGGCTTGCGTTTTTTACGGAATGCCTTTGCTTGCAGAAAATAATAAACCTAGACTTTTATATTATTTTAAAAGAAGAGGTTATAGAGGATATTCAATGAATAGACCTGATAGGCTTTGGAATAAGCTTTCAACTGCAGAAAAAGAAATAGGTGGTATACCAAATTCAAGTGAGGATATAAAACAAGCGCACGCAGCGGCAATAGAATCTTATATAGATCAATATGTTGGCGTTAAAGAAGATGGTCAATATGGTAACATGTATTTTAATAATACATTAAACGAATGGGCTAAATTTGATATAAACAAAAGAACTAAATTTGATGCTGCAATAAGTTCGGGACTAGCTATTATGGCTTGTAATAAAAATTTATATAGGCCAGTTCCGCAAATGCAAAAAAAGAAGTTAAATTTAAAAATAGCTAAATACACCAATAAAGGTGCGATTTCAAAATTAATAGAAAAATAAATATATGGCTGAGTCAGTTATAAAAACTTATTTTCCAAGTCAAATAGCAAGTGATCAAGAGAAAATGTCGCAAGATTACGGCAATAAAGTAGGTAGAGCTATTGAAAGCGAGTGGTTTTCATCAGATAATGGATTAGGTAGATTTAAAAGTAACCAAAATACATTCCACAATTTAAGATTGTATGCGAGAGGAGAGCAAGGCGTTCAAAAATATAAAGATGAACTTTCTATTAATGGCGATTTATCATATCTTAATTTAGATTGGAAGCCTGTTCCTATTATACCTAAATTTGTAGATATAGTAGTTAATGGTATATCGGAAAGAACATTTGATATAAAAGCATATTCGCAAGATCCGTATGGAGTTGAGAAAAGAACTAAATATATGGAATCTTTAATTAGAGATATGCAGACTAAAGACCTGAACGATTTTGTAATGAAAGAGTTTGGTGTAAATCTTTTTGAAAATGCTCCTAATGTTGTTCCTGAAAATAAAGAAGAATTAGAGTTACACATGCAACTTAGTTATAAGCAGCAAGTGGAGTTAGCGGAGGAGCAAGCGCTAAATGTATTATTAGAAGGTAATAAATACGATTTAACAAAAAGAAGATGTAATTATGATTTAACAACAATAGGTATTGGCGCTGTTAAAAATACATTTTCTAAGTCTCAGGGAGTTGTAATAGATTATGTAGACCCAGTAAATTTAGTATGGTCTTATACAGAATCACCTTATTTTGATGATATTTATTATGTAGGTGAAGTAAAAAGTGTACATTTAAATGAATTGAAAAAAGAATTCCCGTGGTTAACTAATGATGACTTAAAAGAAATATCTCAACAAAGTTATAGAAATAGTGGGTATTACGATAGAACAATACAAAACTTTGACGAAGACGATTCAAATACTGTTCAAGTTTTATATTTTAATTATAAAACATATACTAATGAAGTATATAAAGTTAAAGAGCTTGCTACAGGTGCTTCAAAATTAATACCTAAGGATGATCAATTTAATCCTCCAGAGGAAATAATGAAAGAGCATAAAATTGAAAAGCTTTCACAATCACTAGAAGTTTTATATGAAGGTGTAAAAGTATTAGGTGGTAGAATGTTAAAATGGGATTTAGCTAAAAACATGATACGCCCAAAGAGCGATTATACTAAAGTAAAAATGAATTATAGTATTGTAGCACCTAGAATGTACAAAGGTCGCATAGAGAGCTTAGTATCGCGTATAACGGGGTTTGCGGACATGATTCAGTTAACACATCTGAAGTTACAGCAAGTAATGTCAAGAATGGTGCCAGACGGTGTTTATTTAGATGCTGATGGTTTAGCCGAAGTTGATTTAGGTAATGGAACTAATTATAATCCGCAAGAAGCATTAAATATGTTTTTCCAAACAGGTTCTGTAATTGGTAGATCGTTTACACAAGAAGGAGATATGAATCCCGGTAAAGTACCTATTCAAGAAATACAATCGGGAGCAGGTGGTGCTAAATTATCTAGCTTAATAAATACATATAATTATTATTTACAAATGATAAGAGATGTAACGGGATTAAATGAAGCAAGAGACGGTAGTACTCCTGATAGTAGAGCTTTAGTTGGTGTTCAAAAATTAGCTGCAGCAAATTCTAATACGGCAACAAGACATATATTAAATAGTAGTTTGTTTTTAACTGCTGATTTATGCGAAGGTTTATCTTTAAGAATATCTGATATTATAGAATATTCACCGACAAGAGAAGCTTTCATACATAAAATAGGTAATCAAAACGTAGCAGTATTACAAGAAATGGCTGATTTATATTTATATGATTTTGGTATATTTATAGAATTAGCACCTGATGAAGAAGAAAGACAAATACTAGAAAATAATATACAAGCTGCTATTTCTGCAGGTTTAATTGATTTAGATGATGCTATAGATTTAAGAGAAATTAAAAATCTTAAAATGGCTAATCAGCTTTTAAAAATTAAAAGACAAGAAAAAGCGAAAAGAGACCAGCAAATGCAACAGCAAAATATTCAAGCGCAAGCGCAAGCAAACGCACAAGCTCAACAAGTTGCTGCGCAAGCTGAAGTTCAAAAGAACCAAGCATTAACACAAAATAAAATTGGTTTTGAACAAGCTAAAGCACAAATTGACTCAAGAAAGTTAATGCAAGAAGCTGCATTAAAGAAAGAGTTAATGCAACTTGAGTTTGAAATGAATATGCAATTAAAGGGTATTGAGGTAGCTGGACGTAAATCAGAATTAAAAGAAAAAGAAGACAGAAAAGATCAAAGAACTGAATTGCAAGCAACGCAACAAAGTGAACTTATAAATCAAAGAAAAAATAATCTTCCACCTAAAAATTTCGAATCCTCTGGAAACGATATACTTAGCGGAGATTTTGACTTAGGTTCTTTTGACCCTAAGTAATAATAATAGTAAACAATTATATAATATTTTATCATGGCAGAAAACCAAAACGAAGCTGTTGAGCCTCAAGTTGAGGAGCAAGAGCAAACTGTAGAACAACCAGTAGAGGAAGTAAAACCAGAAGCACCTATCACAAAAGCTGATGATGGTGTAATTAAAGTAGATTTAAGTAAATTAAATAATCAAGAAAATGCCGTTCAAGAGCAAAGCACAGATGAGAGCAATGTTACTCTCGGACAACCCGAAGACACGCCAAGTAGCGAAGAAGTGGTTGAAGAAGTACGGGACACCGAACAAGAAGAAGTAATTTTAGAAGAAATACCAAATGAACCAACTGAAACAAATAATACTGACGAGGGAGGAGTGGCAGCAATCGCTGAGACTACCGACCCCACACCGGAACAAGAAGAAGTATTACAGGAAGACCAAACACAAGCACAATTACCTGAAGGATTAGAAAAGGTAGTTGACTTTTTAAACGAAACCGGTGGTAGTTTGCAAGACTATGTAAAACTTAATACTGATTATTCTCAACTTAATGAAAAGCAACTATTAAGAGAGTATTATCAAAATACAAGGCCTCATTTAGAGCCTGAAGAAATTAGCTTTTTAATGGAAGACAACTTTTCTTTTGATGAAGAAATTGATGAAGAAAGAACTGTTAAAAAGAAAAAAATAGCATATAAAGAAGAGCTTGCAAAAGCTAAAAATCATTTAGATACTTTAAAGTCTAAATATTATCAAGAAATTAAATCTGGGTCTAGATTAAATCCAGATCAACAAAAAGCGGTAGAGTTT